TGACACAGAAACAAGAAACATTCTGTCAGGCATACATCGAAACGGGTAATGCTTCAGAGGCTTATCGGACGGCGTATGCTGCTGACAAGATGAAAGCCGAAGCAATACACGTCAAAGCATCAGAATTGCTATCCAACGGTAAGGTAGCGGTAAGGGTTGCTGAATTACAGGCAGAAATTAAGCAGCGTCATAACGTCACTGTGGACTCTCTGATTAGAGAACTGGAAGAAGCTCGCCAGTCAGCATTAACGGCTGAGACGCCACAATCATCAGCTGCTGTTGCCGCGACGATGGGCAAAGCCAAGCTTACCGGTCTTGATAAGCAAATCGTAGAGCTTCATGGTTCCGTTGGCCTCAACCTGAATAAATCCCTCACTGAGCTATTCGACGATGACAGCGATTAACCCCATCTTTAAGCCATTCATAAAGCCACATCGTTACAAAGTGGCAAAAGGTGGACGAGGGTCAGGGAAAAGCTGGACGATTGCACGGTTACTCGTAGAGATATCTCGCCGGGGATGCTATCGCTTTCTCTGCGCCCGCGAATTACAAAACAGCATTAGTGATTCAGTTCTCCGGTTGTTGGATGACACTATCAACAGGGAAGGTTATCAGGGTGAGTTCGAGGTGCAGAGAAATAGCATTCGGCACCTGATAACCAACAGCGAGTTCATGTTCTACGGCATCAAAAACAATCCAACCAAGATTAAATCTCTTGAAGGCGTAGATATATGCTGGATGGAAGAGGCCGAGGCGGTATCAAAGGACTCATGGGATACGCTGATCCCAACCATCCGCAAGCCAGGCTCTGAAATATGGGTAAGCTACAACCCGAAGAATATTCTTGACGACACGCATCAGCGCTTCGTTATTTCGCCTCCTGATGATATTTGCCTGCTGACGGTCAACCACGCCGACAACCCTCACTTTCCCGAAGTTCTCCGTCTTGAGATGGAAGAATGCAAGCGTAAAGACTACGACCTTTACCTGCACATCTGGGAAGGTGAACCGGTGGCAGATAGTGACATGGCAATCATTAAGCCATCGTGGATTGCTGCTGCTGTAGATGCTCACAAACTCATTGGTTTCACAGCGTCAGGCCGTAAGCGCGTCGGCTTTGATGTCGCGGACGAGGGTGAGGACAGCAACGCTACAACGCTGGCACATGGCTCCGTGGTGCTGGATTGCCAGCAGTGGAATAAGGGCGATGTAATCACCTCTTCTGACCGCGTTAAAAACTACGCAGAAAGCGTCACAGCAAGCGAGATTGTTTACGACTCCATTGGTGTGGGTGCGGGGGTAAAAGCTCACCTGAAGCGCGTGTGCACCATACCATCCAGTGGGTTCAATGCCGGTGCTGCCGTGTTCAAGCCAGATGCTAAATATGCGGACGGTAAGACTAACAAAGACATGTTCTCCAACATCAAGGCTCAGGCGTGGTGGGGAGTGCGTGATCGCTTCTTCAATACGTGGCGTTGCATTAAGCATCTGGAAGCCAACCCGGACGACAAAGAATTCATCAAACAATTCTCAGACGATCAGTTAATCAGCCTCAGTTCCGGCATTAAGCAACTGGAATACCTCAAGGCTGAATTGTCGCGCCCATGGGTGGACTACGACAACAACGGCCGAGTGAAGGTTGAGAGCAAGAAAGACATGAAGAAACGCGGCATACCGTCGCCGAACATGGCGGACTCGTTAATTATGGCCTTTGCCCCAGCCCACAAACCATTCCATATTCCTGACGAGATACTGCAATGACAAGACGCAAGACTGCACCGTTGCCTCGACGGGAACCAGTGAAGATTACTGAATCTCATCTTGCAGCTGCTTCGGTGGCTAATGATGAGAAACCATTTGCTGAGTTTAAACGCTATGAGCCATTGCCCGGTGTGATACCTGAAGCCAAAAAGGATGCAACGCTGGCGATGGATTCCACACCGTATGATGTGCTGAACAGCATGTCTATCGGTGGTGAATATTCAGGATTTCGCGGCTACCCAATACTCGCAACAATGTCTCAACAGGTCGAGTACGCGAACATGCATACCGTCATGGCTGACGAGATGACGCGCAACTGGATTGAGGTAAAAAGCACCAAGGAGGGTGATACCGATATCGACCTGATGGAAGACGCGCTAGAGAAGTACGATGTGAAGCGCCTCATCCACGAAGCGGTTAAGCAGGACTCAATGTTTGGCGTTGCCCATATCTATATCGACGTTGGCGCAAACCAAGATGACGTAGAGCTTGGTAAGCCGCTGTTTCTCGACCCGCGCAAAATTGCAAAGGGTTCGCTGAAGGGGCTGCGCGTCGTTGACCCTACGTGGATTTATCCGGCCATGTACAACACGCGCTGGCCGTTAGCACCTGACTTCTACAAGCCTCAAGCGTGGTTTGTGATGGGGCAGACGGTACATGAGTCGCGCTTCATGGATATCATTAGTCGCCCGGTGCCGGACATCCTCAAACCATCGTATAACTTCGGCGGCCTGTCGCTTACCCAGCTGATGGAGGATTACGTTTGCGACTGGCGGGAAGCCAAGAAGAACGTTATCAAAATCATCAAAACGCTGAGGATGCGGGCGCTCAAGACTGACATGGAAGCACGACTGGCAGAGCCTGGGCAGTTTGATAAGCGAATAAAGCTTTTCACCAAATATCAGGACAACTTTGGTATTTGGGCGCTCGACACGCAAGAGGACTTGCTTCACCAGCAAACCTCCCTCAGCGAGCTGTCAAACCTGCTTTCGAACTACCAGGACCAGATGTGTATCCCTGCTCGTATCACCAACCTCAAGCTTCTGGGTAACGCACCTGCTGGACTCAATGCCAGTGGTGAGGGAGAGCTTGAGACGTGGCACGAAACCATATCAGGTATGCAGGAGCGTGATATTCGTCGGGCGCTGGAAAACATCTTCAAGATTATTCAGCTTTCAGAATTCGGTGAAATCAAAGAAGACATCTTCTTCGAGTTCAGACCGCTTGATGAAGTCAGCGATGAAGACCGCGCCAACACGAACAAAACCCGCGTAGAAACGATTGTGGCTGCTTCTGATGGGATGCTGGTTAGCTCTGAAGAAGCCCGCGATGCACTGAAAAGCATTGAAGGTGCTGGCTTTGAAAACCTGAAGGGCGACTATGAACCGGAAGAAGAGGACGACGAATAAAACTCTGCGCCCGGTGAACTATAACGCCGGGAACATCATCTGGTATCGGCGAGAGCTGCTGGCGATTATCCGCGAGATGAACGATGATGTTAAGAACCAAATCATACCCATCTTTGAGGATAGCCCGCTGGCTATGGATGCTAACCCGGTTCAGTTATTGCGTGGTGCGCTGCGTGCCTTGTCAAAGAAGTGGATTGATCGCTTCATAAAGAAATCCATTCCCACCGCTGAAACCATCATCAACAAAACGGGGGAGGCTGTAGATCGCTCCCTGCTTGCTTCGGCTCGTAAAGACGCCATGACCATCAATATGCAGTGGACTGAAGCCATGTTGGAAAAGCGTGAAGCCATTATCGCTGAGAACGTGTCACTAATTCGGTCTATACCGGAGAAGTACTTCACTGACGTTGAGAGCATGGTTTATCGCGCAGTGGCGAAAGGTGGTGACCGCAAGGGGTTGGCTGATGAGATAGAGGCTAACTTTGGAAAGCGGCATGGCATCACGCGCAGACGTGCAGAGTTCATTGCTCGCGACCAGGTGCGTAAGGCGACCAGTGACCTGTCCAACGCAAGGCAGCAAGCCGCAGGAATTAAGCGTGGCATATGGCTGCACAGCGGCGGTGGTAGCGAGCCGAGACAGAAGCATGTTCACGCTAACGGTCAGGAGTTTGACCTCGATAAGGGGCTGCCTATTGGCGACAAAGGCCAGTATGTGCTTCCGGGGGAGGAACCCGGATGCGGGTGTTCATGGAAGCCTGTGTTGCCATTCTGACAAACACAAAATCAACAAGGTCGCTTATGCGGCCTTTTTTATTGCCTGAAATACAGGAAAGCGCATGAACAATGTGAAGTTTGCCTTCGATAAGGCGAGCGTTCGCCGCTATGACGCTGACGGGATGCTTCATGTTGAGCTGACGCCGATCAGTAAGGCTAACGTGTGCATCTACTACGGGAAAGAAATCCCAGATGCGGAAAAGTTAGGGCTTGTCCCTGACAGGGCTTACAGGCTGTTGCGTGACCCGGAAGAGCTAAGCAAAGCCGCTCCAACATTCAACAATAAGCCCATTTTAAATACCCACATTGCTGTCTCGGTAATTGACCCACCAAAAGAATACATAGTCGGTTCTACCGGAACGGATGCTGTGTTCGAAGCGCCGTACCTGAAAAACTCAATGGGTATCTACGACATCAATTCGATCATCGGCATTGAGAATGAGCAGCAGCGTGAAATCTCATCTTCGTATCGCTACCGGTTAGACATGACGCCGGGTGTATACGAGGGAGAAGCATACGATGGCGTTATGCGTGACATCGTTTGTAACCATGTGGCAATCGTGCCCAATGGCCGGGCAGGCCAAGACGTTTTAGTTTACGACTCACTACCAACAGGACTCAAACTGATGTCAAAAATCAAACAAATCATGAGCATCTTCAAGCCATTAATGGCGATGGATGCCGACCCTGAAGAAGCGGAAAAGGCTGTGGAGAAAATCATCAAAGATGATGAAAAAGAACCGAAAAAAGCCGAGGACGAAATGACCGAGGAAGAAAAGGAAAAGCTGGCGAAAGACGAAGCGGAGCAGGCTGAGAAAGACAAGTTGGCGAAGGATGAAGAAGACAAGGCCGATAAAGCTGATAAAGAGAAAATGGCGAACGATAGCAAATTAGCCATGGACTCTGCGATTAAAGGCGTTGAAGCCCGCTTCGCAGCCCTGCGTCAGGCCGAGCGCGATGTTCGTCCGGTTGTCGGTGAGCTTGCCTGTGACAGTGCTGACGAAGTTTATCGAGCAGCTCTGAAGCACTTAGGCTGTGCAGATCACCAGACTCTGCCATCGGCAGCGCTCCAGTCAGTGTTTAAAGCTTATTCACGTCCGGCGATGGCTAACGACTCAGCACCTATCAATCACTCCTCGCGCGAAGCCGTGAAGAATTATTTCGAGGGCAAATAATATGTCATTTCAAAATCAAGTAGAACGTTATTCAGGCGTTGGGCAGGAAGGTCAGCCAGCGTCTAACTCTCCGATCATTGCAGCCGCAGGTGGTCCGGGTGCATTTCAGGCTGGTGCCAATGGTTTGATCATGGCTCGGTTCGCCTGGCGTAATGCAACCAATCCGAAGCTACTGGATAACACCGGTACGGGCAAGCCTGTTGGTTTCGTTTACAACAACGCGAATGCCACTATCGATTACCTCCAAAGCAACAGCATGACTATCCCATCAGGGCGTGAAGCTTCTCCTATCGTGGGTGGTGACTTCTGGGCTAAGTCAACGACAGTAGCAACCGTTGGTCAGAAGGTCTTCGCCGCTCTGGCTGATGGCACGATTTCAACGGCTGCTGCCGGTGCGACTGTTGCCGATGCTGTAGAAACTGACTGGTATGTGGCAAGTCCTGCCGCTATCGGCGACTTACTGATTATCTCTGTATGGAGCAAAGCATAATGCCTCAACTGACTCAGGCTGATTTCGCTGCCTTTAAAGCGGAAGCCGAATCGCGCGGCATTCACATGCCTTCTTCCGTCACTAAGTTCGCGATGGATGCCGATGTGCAGCCATCAATGCCACCTAACGGCGGCATTCCTGCAATCGTTTCTACCTTCATCGACCCTGAAATCGTGCGTACCATCTTCGCTAAGCAGAAGGCAGCGGATATTCTTGGCGAGAAGAAAAAGGGTTCATGGGCGCAAGACACCATGATGATCCAGCGCGTTCAACAATCCGGTGATGTCGTTGCGTATGACGACTATAGCGAGCAAGGTGCCAACCAAGTTACCAACGGCTGGGAATACCGTCAGGTTTACCGTTATCAGACAATGGTTACATTTGCCGAACTGGAACAAGAGCGTTATGGGCTGGCTATGCTGCCGTATGTCGCAGAGAAACAGCGTGCCGCTGCATGGACGCTGAATCAGGCGCAGAACAAGTTCTACTTCTACGGCGTTGACGGTTTGCGCAATTACGGCATCTTGAATGACCCAGCGCTTCCGGCACCAATCACCCCGGCAACCGTTGATGGTAATACCACCTGGGCAACAAAGCAGGTAGTGGATATCTACAACGATGTTTTGGCTCTTTACCAAGACCTTATCAACCGTACAGATGGTGCAGTTGGTGATGGTGTCGATATGGCGTCACCGCTGGTTCTGGCGATGAGTCCTAACGCTTCTGTCTGGTTCAAGCGTGCGAACGAAGTATTCGGTAACTCAGTAGAGAAGATGGTCAAAGACACCTTTACGAACCTGCGTATCGAAGTTGCGCCTCAGTACGATACTGATGCTGGCGAGTTGGTTCAGATGTTCGTTGAGACAGCTCAGGGTCAGAATGCTGGCTACTGTGCATACAGCGAAAAACTGCGTGCGCACCCAGTCATCACCATGGCTTCAAGCTGGAAACAGAAACACTCCGGCACCACTTACGGCGCGGTTATCACCCAGCCGTTCCTGTTCGCGCAAATGCTGGGGGTGTAAGAGATGGCTAAATCTTCAACGTACGTAATCGGCTGTAAATTGCCAAACGGCCTGTCATTTCGTCATGAAGGCAAAGTGATCACCCTGGCTGGTGCAAACTCATCTGCGCTTGTTAATGGTTTCGGCATGACAAAAGATGTGCCTGCTGAGGCATGGGAGGCATTTGAGAAAAATCACAAGGACTCAAAATTAATCAAAAACGGCGTTATCTTCGCTGTTTCTGATGAAAAGTCTGCCGCTGATGCAAGCCTTGAGCGTGCCGCAGTCAAGACCGGACTTGAACAGGCTTCACAGGAAACCTCTGGTGTAGTACCTGACAAAGAGGAATAACTCATGGCGATCGTGGTTCTGGATATCACCAAGTTCCGCGCCATGTTCCCTGAGTTTTCCAACGTAACCGACGCTCTCCTGCCATTTCTGTTTGACCAAGCCACTGACTATCTGAACAACTCCGATTTCTCACTCGTTGATGACGTCATAAAGCGTGAGCGCTTGCTCTACCTGCTTATGGCTCATTTGGCGTACGTGAGATATGGGGATGCTAACGGTAATGGTGGTTCAGGAATGGTAGGGCGTATCTCTTCGGCATCAGAAGGAAGCGTGTCTGTTTCCTCTGATGCTGGTCAGGTCGAGTTTCGTTACATGTGGTACACGCAGAGTCCGTATGGCATGGACTTCTGGCAAGCAACCAAAGTGTACCGTATGGCTAACTATTATCCGGGGTGCTGATTATGGCCGGGAAGATTTTAGACTTTCTTGAGCAAGTTGGTAAAACGCTCGAATCCAAGCAGGTGAAGGTGGGTTTCATTGATGGCGCGAACTACAAAGGCACCGGCGTGAGCGTCGCAATGGTGGCCGCTACAAACGAATACGGCAATCCTGCCAACAATCAACCGCCACGCCCTTTTTTTCGCAATGCCATTGCTGGTCATTCGGATGCGTGGGCAGACGCAGTGGCTGGCGGCATACGAGCTGGAGTTAACACCGAAACGGTGCTTCAACTGGTTGGTGATGTGATTGTGGGTGATGTTAAGAATTCAATATCTGAATTGATGGAACCCAAGCTTTCTGACGCAACCTTGCATATCAGGCGCACACGGAAAGAATTCAAGAATCAATCGACTAAGCCTCTCGTTGATACCGGGATCATGTTTGAAGACGTGAAATGCGAGGTGGGCGACATTGAATCTTCATAAAGCCGTGCGCGGGGCAATTGGCAGAATTAACCCCTTTAGCCCTGCGATAGTTCGCGTTTCGGATGGGTTCACCATCGGAGCAGGTCGCAAACAAGTTCCTAAGTATCTTCCTGACCAAACAATTAGCATCCAGCTTCAGCCGCTCTCGCCTGGTGATTTACGTCATGTTGACGGCATGAATTTACAGGGGCTTTTGAAGTCCATCCACGTTGACGGAAATTACTACGGCGTGAACCGTGAAAAGGTTCTTGGTGGAGACCTGATTATCATCGGCACAGAAACATGGCTGGTGATTGAGCCGTTAGAGCTATGGCCGAACTGGTGTCGCTTATTGGTTCAATTGCAGGTGACGCCATGAACGACATGACCGTTGATAACGTGATTGATGTCCTAGCCAATTTCTCAGAGCCATTTATCGGCACCTGCGAGCAGGCTCAGGCTAACCGGGTGCCAATGGATAAGGGCGCATTCTGCATCCTGACGCCATTAAGGTTTAAGCGACTTTCTACCAGCCGAGAAATCAACAAAGACACGGGCAGCCAGACAACCAGCGCAATCGGATTCACCGAGGTCAGGCAGGCCGATATTCAGGTGGATATCTATGGTGATGGCGCAGGTGACCGGGCTATCGCTCTGGAAACATTATTCCGCACCGGCTACGCCTATGACGCGATCAAGGCGTTAGATGCTCGCGTTGCCCCGTTGTACAGCACTGAAGCAATTCAGGCACCGATGATCAACGCAGAAAATCAGTGGCAAGAACGCTATACGCTGACCGTTTCACTTCAGGTTCACATCACTATCGACGTCCCGCAGGACTACTTCGACAAAGTTAATTTCACTATTGAACAGGCTGATAAGGCGACTCCATGAGCAAAATACCGTTATCGCGTGACTTTAAAATCACGCCTTCAACCGTGAGCGCGGCGGGCACAGCCCTAGACGTTTACGGACTTCTGCTATCTGACAACGAATTACTGCCGGTTGGTAAAGTCGCTGAATTCACGCTTGCATCTGATGTTGGCGCTGCATTCGGCACCACCAGCAAGGAATATCTTGCTGCTACGTTGTATCTGGCTGGTTACGATAACTCGACCGTTCGACCGGGTTCAGTGCTGTTTGGCCGCATTGTTCAGGAACCTGTTGCGGGCTGGCTGTTGTCCGGCAGCTTCAAGGGCGTGAAAATTTCAGCCCTGCAAGGCATTACCGGCACTATCACGCTCACTGTGGATGGTACGTCTGTAACCAGCACAGCGTTAGATTTATCTGCTGTAACCAGTTTCACTGATGCTGCTACGGCCATTGCCGCTGCTATTGGCAGTGGCGTAACCGTTAACTGGCTGGCAACGCAAAGCCGGTTCATCATCCGGTCTGCAACCACGGGCGATGACAGCGAGGTGTCACAGGCTGTCGCCAGCACCGCCGCAACAGCGCTGAAACTCACTGATGATACCGCCGCTACAACGTCTGATGGTTCTGCCGCTGTTTCCATGACTGACATGATGGCGGCAATCGTCAATCAGAATCAGGACTGGGTGATGATGGCTAGCCTGGTTGATCTGGATGATGACGATAAAGAAGAGCTTTGCTCGTATGTCAGCGCCTCATCCAATCGATACGGTTATTCGTATTACGACGCGTCAGAGGACGCTACCGTTGCTAATAATCCGTCCTGCTTCCAGCAGAGCGTGGTCGTGGCGAATGGCTACGAGAATGTGTTCGCCAATTACGGCTCGTATCTCTATGCCGTCACTGCGTTGGCTTATTCTGCATCCCTAAACTTTAGCCGCACCAATGGCCGGGTATCTTACAAATTCCGCTCATTCGCTGGACTGGCTCCCAATGTGTCAGACAATGCAACCGCAACCGCGCTGGAATCTAACGGCTATAACTTCTACGGCTCTTACGGCCAGAATAAGACGCTGGCGACATACACCTCAGA